CTGAGGGTAAAGCGCAAGTTTGGAAGGATAATGTTAAGGTAACTTGTAAGCGATACAATATTACAGAAAAAGAATTTAATAAATTATATGAAAATCCAGTTTGTGGTATTTGTGGCAAAAAAGGTAAAGACCAAAACACCCGACTTGCAATTGACCACTGTCATAAGACAGGAATAGTTAGAGGATTGTTATGTAAGCGTTGCAATCAAGGTTTAGGTAAATATAAAGATGACATTGGCTTGCTATTTAAAGCTATAAGATATCTTGGGAGGTTTACAAATTGAGTAATGAATACACGGAAAGATATTTAGAAGGACGTTACGAGGAATATCTTGACAGAGGTTATAGTCCTAAAGACGCTGAGATTATGGCTTATGAAGATTTGGAGCATGAGCAATATGACCATGTTATAGAAGAGGAGGAAGATGATGAAGGTTAAAGAATTAATTGCACGATTAGAAAAATACAACAATGAAGATGATGAAATTATTGTTGCATATTGGGCGAAAGGCGATGTTAATGATTGGTACGATGATATGAACATTAGCGACAAACAATGGAAAAAACTAGTTGATAGATTTGATTACTATGATTTTCAACAAGTATGCGATGATATGGACGATATTTTTTGTAATGATATAATGGAGGAAACCAATGGATAAGTATTGCGACAGATGTGGGGAAATGAATCTTTTAAGTTTCATTGATTGTAATTTAAGACCATTTGATATTTATTGTAGTGAAAGTTGCATAGATTCCCATTGGGATGATATTGAAAATAAAAAATGGGATGAATATGATGGTTATGATAAAGGGTTAAAAGATTTTTACTCGAAAGAAATTAAGGAAGGAGATATAAATCCTAAATTTTGGCGAAAATGGTTTGTAGAAAATTCTAAGTTTTTTATGTGGGATGAAAAGAAAAGTAAGTACAAATTAGTTAATGAGAAAGATTACATTTCTCATTATCAATTACGGGAGGAAGAAACCAATGAAAGTTAGAGAGTTAATTAGAATATTAAATAAAGTAAAAGACAAAGAAAAAATTGTTAACTTAATAGATACAGACTTTAAAGGTCATGATGTTGCACAGATTGACATTGAGGATGATGTGTACGTTGACATACATTGTGATTACGAAGAGGAAGATTGTGATGAATATCAAAGGTTGCTTGATGATGGCACATTAATGGAGGAAACCAATGAGCAAATATAAATATTGGAGTACAAACAAATTGTTAACACTTCTAAAAGAGTTAGATTTAGGTTTATCTGGTACTCACGTAAAGGATATTTATTTACAACATCGTATTGAAAAAATTTTAGCACATCGTGTTGAAGGAATTTTATATAAGAGAGGAGGAAACCAATGAACAGTTATGATATGATGGCAATAACTATAGTTAGTTTATTAGTAATCAACATTATTTTATTTATATCAATATTAATTAAGGGGTGTTTATGAGTTTTACTATATTTGTAATATTACTTTTAACAGTATATTGTGGTGGAATATTAACAATATTTACAGAGCCAAATCCATTTGGTTGGGAAGTAGATGAGGGAAAACATAAAACCCCATTATGGGTACATTATTATTTTATTTTTTGTCTTTTACTTTTTGTAATTTTTATGTTAACTTCAGTTATTAGTATTGTAGGTATGTTTTTATGAAAAGATTAAATTGTATGCACTGTTCAGAACAGCAATTAAATAGTTATATATTTATAAAAAACAATGGTGTTTTTTGTTGTGAAGATTGCTTACTTGATACACAAGAATCTGAATCATGGTCTTGTGAAAAACGCAAATGGAAAACTTTTCAATGGGATGAAATCAAATGCAAGTATAGTCAAATTGACAATACAAAATATACTTGCCATTATTTACAACATTATGGGTGGTAATATGACAGAACGTAAAAAATTTAAATTAAACAAA